ACATTAGCAGATACCGTCTTAGCAAAGGACTCTCCGCTGTAATACTTGAGAGCCGATGTATCGACTGCCAGCTTCATATTCGGAGTGATATTCGTAAACGAGTCAGCCCAACTGTTTACAATTCGTTTAGTAGTGTTACCAAGCTGAGAAAATCCGTTATTGAAGCCCTCAACGGAATATCCAGCCATTTCAAAGAACACCTTAGACGGAGAATTGATACCGAGCTTATCTTTGAACCACTCGATAATATCAGCACCCCAGCTCTTAATTGTGTTCTTACAGGTAGAGTACAGATTTCCGATACCGTTCTTAAAACCGCTAACTACATCAGAAGCAACGGAATAGAACGAGCTGTAAGAAACTGTACCTGTGAACCAACTCTTAACATTAGAAGCGAAAGTCTGCATATTGGATTTCGCATTGGTATAATAACTACCGATGTAATTTTTGAAACCATTGATTACATCAGAAGCAAATCCGGCGAAAGCACTTGACGAAGCAGTACCGCTAAACCAAGATTTCACATTAGAAGCCCATGTAGTAATAGAACTCTTAGTGTTGGTATATGCAGAGCTAATTTTGTCCTTAAAACCTGTGATAATATTGCTTGCGTAAGTGGAGAACGAAGAACTATTTACACCACCAAACGAGCCATTGGTAAACCAGTCCTTGACCTTAGAAGCCCAAGTAGTGATACTCGACTTCACATTTGTATAGGTCGTGCTGACTTTATCCTTAAAGCCTGTAATGATGTTACTTGCGTATGTAGCAAAGTTCGTCAGATTTACTCCGCCAAAGGAACTACTTGTGAACCATTCCTTAACCTTACTCGCCCAAGTGGTAATCGAGGATTTTACATTGGTGTAGGTCGTACTAACCTTGTTCTTAAATCCCTCAATCGTGTTGTTTGCAAAGGTAGAGAAAGTAGTCCAGTTAATACCGCCGAAAGAGGAGCTGGTAAACCAGTCCTTGACCTTAGAAGCCCAAGTAGTGATACTGTTCTTCGTGTTGGTGTATGCTGTGCTTACCTTATCCTTGAAACCGCTGATAATATTTCCACCGATTTCCTTGAAATGCTCAACGATACCCTTACCGTCTTCGCCCTTAACAAACCACTCGACAACGCTACCAGCCCATTCCTTGACTGTCGCCATCATATCAGTAAAACTCTTGATACCCGACAACAGACCAGCTACAATGTCCTCGCCAATAGCGATAAACACTTTGGACGGAGAAGCGATACCGAGAGCGTCCTTGAAGCCCTGTACGAAACCGTCTACGAAATCGGTAATAGCTTTCCAAATGGACTGTAAGCCCTCCCAAATTCCGTCTATGATTGCCTTACCAATATCAACAATCCAATTCTTAGCCGAAACAAACGCATTGTAGATTTTCTGAGGTAGTTCTTTGAAGAAAGCACCTACCTTTTCGACTACCGATGGGATAGTCTCAGTAAAGAATTTTGGAAGTGTAACGGTAAAGAATGTTTTGAAAGCACTCTTAATTCCGTTCCACATTTTGTTAAACCAGTTCGGGATAGAAACGGTTATAAATTCAACTGCGTCTTTCCACGCATTACCGAACCATTGTCCTATGTCGTAGCCGAGACCTTTCCAGTCGTAGTCCTGTATAGGTTGCCACAAATCATCGAACCAGTCCGAAATCTTACCCGGCAGAGACTTAAAGAATTTGCCGAGTTCTTTTGGTACATTCGAGAGCCATTTCGTGAACTTATCCCACAATCCGGGAACAGTTACAGTAAAGAAATTGCTCAAGAAATCGGTTATGGTCTCCCAATTTTGAACGATAAGGATAATACCGTCAGTAATGAGACCAACAGCGAGACCGATTAAAGCACCGATACCAGCACCTATCGGACCTCCGCAAGCACCGATAATTGCACCGATACCAGCTCCGGCGGCAGTAGCACCAGCACCAATCAACGCACCATTAAGCCAATCAAGACCTTTTGTGATTGCGTCATAGATACCAACACCGAAAGCCGGGAGACCAGCAACGATAGCAGCAATACCGCCACCTAAGATAGCACTACCCAACGCTTGACCGATTAAAGCACCACCAGCAACAGTCAGACCGCCACCACCGACAATCTGAATGAAATTATCGCTGTTCAGCTCGTTCATAATAGCGTCAATGATACCCGACCATTCGAGCGTGATACCTGTTACAGCAAGTGCCACACCGACAGAAATCATTAACGGTTTATCAAGACCTAACTTTTTAAGGTTAGCCATATAAGCGAGACCGTCCAGTACACCCTTAGAGATTTTCCAAGCGGCAAGACCGAGAGCGATAGCACCTACGGTTGTGAGTATTCTTCCTAACCTTGTATGGAAGAACTCGCCCCAAGTGTCGATTTCCTCTGTGAGTCCAAGCCATTCTTTCATTTTCTCTAAGATTTCCTGTACCTTGCTGTTTACAGCGTCTCCGAGGAAATCATAAGTAGGTAACTCGAAACCGAGACCGCCAGCTCCACCAGCACCACCCGAACCGCTACCACCATCGGAGCTATCCGGGGAGATAATGTTAAGCTCGTCAATACCAAGTAAATTCTGCTTTACCTTTTTTGCTTCGTTTGCCGCATTACCGAGACTGTCTTCAATGTCAGAAGCACCACCAGCGGCAGTAGTTAAGCCGCCATAGTCGACTTCCGGCAGAGCAAAACCGAAAAGGTTTGCGATTGCGTCAGCCACCAAACGGAGAGCTTTCGCAAGAGCGATAGCATAAGGGAGTACCGCATTAAGTACCGGGATAAAGATGTTACCTAACGCTCTCGCACATTGAGTAACCTGTGCCTTGAGAACTCGAAGCTGGTTAGCCGGAGCGTTAAGAGTACGAGCCATATCGCCTTGAGCCGATGTTACCTGTGTCATAATTGCGTAGTATCTCAACTCAGCTTTTTCAGCCTGTGTCATAAGGTTTACGCTTTTCTGAATACCAAGGTTCAACGCTTCTTGCTGTAATCTTGCAACAGAGAGGTCGAAACCGAGTCTACGGAGAGGTTCAAGTTCGCCGGAAATACCCGACTGTAACTTTTGGAACGAGTCCTCGAAACTGATATTAAAGAAAGAGGAGAGGTCGTAACCGAGCTGAGTTAAGTTCTGACTCATTGTGTAAGCTCTATCGCTCACAACACCGAAGCCAGTAGCAAGAGTCATAAAGATACCTTGATTACGCATCCACTCGCCGGGGTCAATACCCATAATGTCAGCTACCGTTTCAGCGTATTTCTGTGCCTGTGCCGCATACTCTCCCATAGATACGGTAAACAGGTTCAAATTTTCAATGTACGAGTTGGACTCGGTTATCCAGCTTGCAATTACTGTCGCAATTCGTCTGAGTGCTACATACGCAACACCAATCTTAGCCGCAAGGTTTACATAGCTCTTAGAAGCTGTGTTATTTGCAGAAGCCAAATTATTTGTGTTGGTAATCAGACTCCTAAGCCTACTCGGTAGAGCCGACAGACCATTGGAAATAGCCTGTAACTGCGTAGCAAGAGGAGCGAAAGCATTTGCCAACTGCTGAATTTGAGAAGCCAGCGTACCTATATTTACGGATTGGAGAGCTTGCATTACTTGAGGTAATTTCTGCAACTGCGTAACAAACGAGGTAAGGTTGTTTTTACCCATACTCGACAGCGGAGACAGAGCAGAAACAAGCTCTCTTATCCTTGTACTAAATCCGGCAATATCTACCGTATTGAGAGACTGTACTACTTGAGGGAGTCTCTGCAACTGTGAAATAAAACTGTTCAAATTTGCCTTGCCGATACTCGCAAGAGGGGTAAGAGCGTTTGCAAGCGAAGTGAGAGCAGAGAAATTTGTACCACTCAGCGATTGAACAGCGTTACCGATATTTGTAATCTGTGTCGCAAGCGAAGACGAGAGTTTCACACCGCTACAAGCCGATAAGGTCTTGATACCCTGTGCGAGTTTATTCAGCGTCTCCGTATTTGCGGCGGTAACTTTACCGAGGGCAGAGTTAAGGGTAGTGAGCTGTTTGGAAAGTGTACCAAGACCGGCACCACCCTTAACCGCTGTTTTCAACTTTTCCAAAGAAGAAGCAAGAGCGTCTATACCACTTGTAGCCGAAGAAGCACTCGATTGTACATCAATCTCCAACTGTTCAACTGTAATTGCGTCAGACATATTTCTCACTTCCTTTCAAACTTTTTATTGTTGCGTATCATAAAGCCCTCCATTAACTTCTTGCCCTTATCAAATACGGTCTTAGCCTGTTCTTCTTTCTTCAACTCAGCCTGTTTCTCAGTAATAGAGTAAGGTTCTGTCGGATAAGGAATAGGTTTAGAGCCTTTTTTCGCAAAAGCGTGAAGTACAGGAGATACTCGGCACAGAGCGTCATAAATGTACGCACCCTGTAACCACATCTCTTGGTTTTTACGATTAGTTCTGAGTTCTTCCGCTTTACGATAAGGGACTACGAGTGTGCTGTCCCTGTCCCAATACTGCTCCTCAGTCATACCGAGAGACAGGTAATACGGAAATAGCTCATTAAATTTCTCTGTGTAAGTTTTGAGGGGAGTAGTGGCAGAATTACCACCACTCCCCTCAGTGGAGGACAGCAAATCACTTACCAAGTTGCTGTCCAGTCCACGTTTCCCTTGTCTTCTTCGGGTTCTTCAACGAGAGTCAAAATCGGTTCGTTGTACATTTCAGCCAGCTTGCCGATTAAGTCCTCTTTCTTGGTAAGTTTGGAAAAGATTGTATCAATTACATCGGGTTTCACATATCTGTGATGTGCAAGGAACGCACCAGCGAAAAGAGCCGGGAGAGTAGTCATAGGCTTATCGGTAATATCAGAAGCGATAAAACCTTTTCTCTCCATTTCCGCTACGGTTCTACGAGTGAACTCAAGCGTGTAGTCCTTGCCATCATAATTAAAAGTCAACTGTTTACTCATTGTTTTTGTCCTCCATTATTTGAATTGATTAAGCGGTTTCGTCCATTTCGATAGGTGTAGACGGAGCGATAGTAACTTTCATATCGACAACCTCATTTACACCGCTACCGACAGGATAAGCGGAAAGCTGACCCTTGAACTCAAACTTACCGTCAGAGCCAGTAGGTGTAAGTACACCAGCTTCTTCCGTACCACCGAACCACACAGCGTATTCCTCCTCTTTGCCCTCAAGAGCTTTAAGAGAGGTATAATCGTCCTTAGTGTAGTTCGCTGTGAAAGCGAGAGCGTCCAAAGACTGAATACCCGGAATATAGGTCTGCATTTTGTCAGAGAGGGTCGTAGTCTCAAGCATTTCGGGTTCGCCGCCCAAATCCGGGAAGTCCTTAATGTCAATGAGCTTCGCCCAAGTAGTGTCAGTTTTCTTCATAAGAAAAATCTTGTATGTGCTAATAGCCATTGTTATTTACCTCCTATAAATGGTTTTGTTTTTTGAAACGACTGCTCGGTATCGTCCGAGCATACGATAAATCGTAGGTTCGTCTTGATTAGGTACAGGTTCGAGCATTATCCTCGTGAAATTCAGCTCCGAGAGCAATTCATCAATAAATGCTACAATTTCCTTGCACTCTGTTTTTCTCCCCTTTGACTTGTTTGAGTAGACATTCAGCTCGTAAGAAATAGCCGCATGATTTTCTCTACCACTCGTGGTCTGTGAATTACGGTACACCGCATTATCCACTTCAACGAGAGACACACAAGGGAAAGAGGAGGGAGTTTTAACATACTCGCCTGTGATATAGATAGATGTGTATTTCTCACGAACTTTCGCCGCTATGAAATCAAACACATCTGTTTCAACATCAATCATTGAAATACCTCCCTTGCAATCTCGGCAATCTCGCTACATACCGTACTCACAGCTCTATACATTGGCATAGTAGCCGGAGTACCATGTGTGAGCTTCAATTCTCCATCTTCGTAGTAGCCCCAAGTCTGCTTTTTACCCATTCCTTTACCGTAGCCGCCTATTGTAAATCCGAGTTCCGAGCCTTTAGGGTGGGGAGAAGCCCCAGCAGAGCCATTGTGGAAAACACCAGCACCAAATTCGACCCATATAGCGTCCTCGCCAGCGGCAATTACAACGGACACATTATCTCTGTTATCCAACGACACATTAACCTGTGCGGTTTTCTTGCCGCCTTTTAACAAATCGTCCACAACTGCCCCGGAGAAACCACTACGAACTTCATTCTCAATCCGTTCCGCAATCT